TTTCCTGCGAACACAGCAGATATCCCTTCTTTTGTGCTGTATCAGATTTGGGATGATGCACCCTCTCAATCGAATTTCAAAGTTAACCGCGTCAAGGGCGCAAAATTGCAACAGCTTGTCATTACTGGTTCACAGGGTGGACTTATCCAATTTGAGGCGACATTTGAGACGCAGACCGTAGAACGCGAAGTTGAGCAAGACATAACTGGCACTGATCCCGGAAGAAGCTGCGGAACAGCGCTTCAGTTTGGCGAGGTAGATGCGTCTTTGGCGATGGGCAATGCGGCTACCGCATTAGACACATTCTCCATAACATTCACAAACGAGTTTACTGCTGATGCGTCAAAATTTGCCAATAATATGACGCTGTTCAATCCGCATATCATAAAACAAGGCGGCGAGATTAGCTACACCTGTAATTACGACAGTGCTGGAGCGGAAACTGACTTAAGCATTATAAGCGACCCAAAGGCGATTAATACCGACATGATACAAATAATGTCTGGAACAAATTTCTTTCAGGCTATTATTCCCAGTATTGCAACATCGCTTGATCTGCCGGATGTTGAGCGCGATTACTTCAAGCTTAACTACACAGGTCGCATCATAAGCGATGGCGTAAGCAATATGCCAAAAGTTGAAATCGCTAACGCATAGGAGATAAACAATGAGCAAATTCAAAAACTGTTTCGCTACGGCGAATGATATGCGCGACTATGATATCGTCATTGACGGCGAGATCGTAGCGAAGGCGCATACTCTGACAATTCAGGATAAGGCAGAAATAGAGCGCAAAAGCATCACAAAAATGTTAGACGCGAAAGGCGTCAAAACGGACATCAATTCTAATGCGCTTATGCTTTATACCGTTTTGCGCGCATTGGATTCATGGATCATTGACGCTCCGCTAAATGAAGAGAACCTTGGCAAGCATCCGATGCTGATGGACATGTTCAATGCCGTCACGAATCACGAAGCAGATGTTGCCAAAACCATGCGAGACAATGAAAAAAACTGATACGGTCGGTGGAGGTCTTGTTCCGCACAGACCCCGCCGATCCATTCCGAGATAATAATATGAAAACTTCCATGTGTCGCCACTGCGAATTAGACCAAACCTGCGAAAAACTAAAGGATTACCCTAAAATCAGTCCGCTATCCGCGTGGTTGATTAAGTGGCACTATGAAATTGAGGCAGGATTTGCGATCTATCCGCGTGGCGGCTCGTGGGAAAACCAATGGCAATGGTTCATTGATGGTCTCGGCATCGTGCGGACAACTGTTGCGCAAGAAGAAATGCGAAAAGCTCAAGAAGGATTGAAAAAACATGGCAGACTATAGCGGAGATCTTAAATATCGCATCACCGTAGATGGCGCAGAGGCGTCACAAGCTAAGCTTTCCAAGCTCGGCGCTTCGTTCAAGAGTGTCGCTTCGACAGTCGCGGCAAGTGTAGCAGCGATGGTGTCATTCCGGAAAGCAATCGAGTTTGCTACCGATGCAATATCAAGCTACGAGAATGCGATCCAAGCGGTACGCCAGATTAACGCAACCCTGGAGTCCACCGGCAGAGCGGCAGAATTCACCGCGCAAGAACTCGGTGATATGGCTTCGGAGCTGCAAGCACTAAGCAATTTTGGTGATGAAGATATACTGCAGGGTGTAACGCTGCAGCTGCTTCGCTTTGATGCCATCGGCAGGGATATCTTTCCACGCGCACAGCAGCTTGTAATTGACCTTGCCGAATCTATGGGCGGCGTAGAAAACGCTGCAAGAACTCTTGGCATATCTTTGGCTGACCCGACTCTTGGTCTCACGCGCTTACGCAGAATAGGCGTTGCATTTAATTCCACACAGGAAGCGCAAATCAAAAACTTTATAGAAACAGGTAAAGTAGCTGAGGCACAAGCGGTTTTGATGTCTGCGTTAGAGGATCGTTTTGGCGGATTGGCTTTGGCGTCTGTATCTGCGACTACGCAAATGAAAAACGCTTGGGGCGATTACCTTGAAGGCGTTGGATCTTCGTTGTCCTTTTTCGATGGAGTCAAACGCGGCATTACTGCAATGTTGGTCAGTGTAGCGGGGGCGCACGATGTTACATCGAAATCTGCTCAGATTGCTGCGCTGGAAACACAAAAAGCTTGGGGTGAGGCAACAATAAACGTTGGCAATATTGTAGCCGATATATCTACCGGAGTTGTTGCTGTTATACATGGC